TGATCGCACCGGTAGCTGGATCTCTGTATCCAGCTACACCTGGAGCACCAGCGCCGCCTGCGTAATACTGCTGAATGCCAGCGACCTTGCCGCGCTACGTGATGAACACAGGCATCTTGATGGTCTGTGTTGCGGCCCTTGCGGCGGCCATGGGGACGGGGGCGGCGTGGTTGGTCACGATGTACCGTTTTCCCGGTGCGCGGTGGCTGGAATGGCTGTTGCTGTTGCCGCTGGCGATCCCGGCCTATGTGGGGGCCTATGCGTTGGTCGATTTTCTGGAATACGCGGGTCCGGTTCAGACCCTGTTGCGCCAGATTTTCGGGTGGAGCAGCGCGCGCGACTATTGGTTCCCCGAAATCCGGTCCCGTGGTGCGGCCATTCTGGTGCTGTCGGTGTCGCTCTACCCTTATGTGTACCTTCTGACCCGCGCGGCACTGCGTGAGCAATCTGGCGGCACCTATGAAGTCGCCCGTGCCCTTGGGGCCGGTCCTTTCGGGCGGTTCCGTCGTGTGGGCCTGCCCTTGGCGCGTCCGGCCATCGCGGCGGGCTGTGCCATCGTGATGATGGAGACGGTCAACGATTTCGGCGTGGTCGAATTTTTCGCCGTGCAGACCCTGACCACCGGTATCTTTAGCGTCTGGCTAGAAGGTGGCAACGCGGGCGGCGCGGCCCAGATTTCGTCGGTGATCCTTGTGATGATCCTGTTCCTGATGGGCATGGAAAAGGTCAGTCGTCGACGCATGCGGTTCTTTAACCCGCCTCGGCACAGCCGCCCGATCACCAAGATCGAACTGACCGGCGTGCAGGGCCTGTTGGCGATGCTGTTCTGTGCGGTGCCCTTTGCGCTTGGGTTCGCCTTGCCGACGGCGGTGATCGGCTATCACGCGGCGGATGCGACCTCGGGCTGGTTGGCGCCGGGCCTGTTGCGGGCGCTGGGGCATACCCTGTCTGCGGGTGGGATCGCTGCGTTTGTGACGGTGACGGCGGCCCTGTTCCTTGTCTATGGCGTCCGGCTCAGCGGCAAGCAACTGCCGCGCCTGTTGTTGCCGGTGACGACCCTTGGCTATGCCGCGCCGGGGGCGGTTCTGGCGGTGGGGCTACTGATCCCGATGGCGGCGGCGGACAACGCGCTGGCCGCGTTTCTTGAGCGGTTCACGGAGGACCGCGTGGGCCTGTTGATGACCGGGTCTGCCTTTGCCGTCATCTATGCCTATTGCGTGCGGTTTTTCGCGATTGCCCAAGGCGCGGCGGATTCCGCTTTTGGCCGTGTCACGCCCAGTTTGCCGATGGCGGCGCGCTCTCTCGGGCGGTCGGCGCGGGGCACTTTGGTTGAGGTCTATCTGCCCCTGATCCGCGGCTCAATCGGGACGGCGCTGTTGTTGGTGTTCGTCGATTGCGTCAAGGAACTGCCCGCCACTCTGCTCCTGCGCCCGTTCGGGTTCAACACGCTGGCAACGCGGGTCTATGAGAAGGCCTCGCTTGAAAACATCAACGACGCATCGCCCGCAGCTCTGTTGGTGATTGGCGTCGGATTGGTCGCGGTGCTTCTTTTGGCGCGGGCCAACAGGTAACCCCTTGCGCCCCCGCGAATCCGACGCTAAATCGGCGTCAGTGCCCCTATAGCTCAGCTGGTAGAGCAACTGATTTGTAATCAGTGGGTCCGCGGTTCGAGTCCGTGTGGGGGCACCAGTGATTGCAGCGCAGTGCGGGAAAATTCGCTAAAATAACTGCAAATTGACGCATTTGCGCCCGACCTGCCCTAAAGTGCTTGCCAAAAATACGCAAAATCGCGCACGGTATTACGCGCGATTTACGCATGGCATTACGCATCTTGGGGTTTGAATGGCGACGATTCGAAAGCAGAAAAGCGGCTATAGGGTCGAAATCTATCGAAACGGGGTCCGGCGTAGCAAGGTCCTGCCGACCAAGAGGGCCTGCGAGGATTGGGCCAATCGCACAATCTATGAAATCGACAATCGCGAAAAATTGGCCGTCCGTGTGCCGTTCGGTGACGTGATGCAGCGCTATGCGCGGGAGGTTTCCCCGTCCAAGCGCGGCGCGCGTTGGGAAATGATCCGTTTGGAAATGCTGTGCCGCGATCCGATTTCGCGGGTGCCGATTGGCGAACTGTCGGCGGGGGATCTGGCGTCATGGCGTGATCGGCGGTCTGCCGAGGTCGGGGCAAATTCAGTGTTGCGCGAAATATCGTTGTTGTCGGCGGTCCTGACACAGGCGCGGCGCGAATGGGGGCTGATCACAACAAATCCCATGGCAGACGTGCGCAAGCCCCGCAAGCCCGCGCCGCGTGACCGCCTGCCCCAGCCCGACGAATTGGAGCGGTTGGCGCATGCGGCGGGTGATGATTTGACCACGGCCACGGCGCGGGCCTTTCATGCGTTCAGGTTCGCGTCGGAAACAGCCATGCGGGCGGGTGAAATCGTCGGTCTGACCCGTGACAATCTGGATTTAGAAAACAGGGTTGCGCACCTGCCGATGACGAAAAACGGGCACGCGCGCGATGTGCCGTTGTCGTCGGTGGCGGTCGATTTGATCGGGCAGTTGCCGCCCGATCTGGATCCGGTGTTCGGCCTGACCAGTCGTCAATTGGATGTTCTGTTTCGCAAAATCAAGGCGCGGGCACTGGTCGATGGTCTGACGTTTCACGATAGCCGCGCGGCGGCCCTGACCATGCTGTCCCGCAAGGTCGATGTGATGACGCTGGCCAAAATATCCGGGCACCGCGATTTGCGTATCTTGCAAAACGTCTATTACCGCGAAACGGCGGCGGATATCGCCGCGCGCTTGGGGTGATGTTGGGATGGGTGCGGGGGTGGTTTTCAGTCGCCCCCGCTCGACCGGTCTATTCTCCGCAGGGCTTCCACCTGTCTATGCTGACCAAACATCCCGCCGCTTCTTCCGTTTGTAGGGTCGCTAGGGGCGGGGCCGTGCACTCCCTTCTGGGATTAGTTGCGCGCTGTCTCGCGGTCTAGGCGGTCGATTTCGGCGGCGATCAGAGCGCCCGCAATCTCAAGCCTGCGGCGGCGGTTTAGCTCGCCGCGCTTGTCCCATGCGTCATCCCATTCTGTCGGCCACGGGTCTTCAAAGAGAGTGTGGCTTTCGCCGATCTCTTGCGAGAACAGGGGGATGGGCGTTGCGTAGAGCGCGGCAACCAGTGCTAGCGTTTCGTCCGTGTGCTGATCGTCATGCTCGGCCGTCCAGCCCTCGGCCTCGATCTGCCGTTTGCGTTCTGCAGCGATTGCGTCAATTCCGGTCATGATCGGGTCTTTCTACGGGTTCAGGCGGTACTGGTCCGACAAGTCGGAATAGGGTTTCAGGTGGGGCAGTTCCGCCGCCTCGTCCGCGCTGATCGGCCATGTGGTGCCGTCGTTGGCGAAGGCGGCCCAGCCGGTTGCGGTATCGGCGCGATAGGCCCCGAGCGTCTTTTTCTGTGCCATGTCGGGTGCCTTAATCGTTCAGTTTCACGCGCCGCATTCTGCCGGTCTGGCCGTTCGTGCGGATTTCGCCGGTCTTGATCCGGCGGTTGATCGTGTCGGTGCTGACGTCAAGTTCCTTTGCCGCCTCGGCCACCGTCAGCCATTTGTCGCGGGGGGTGATGTTCGCGTTTTTGAGCAATTGGCTTAGTGCGCGAACCTCGGCCTGCAGGGCGGCAAGGGCGTTTGGGTCGATGGCAATTAGTTGCGGTTCGCTCATGTGTTGGCCTTTCACAGTGTTCCAGTGCCTGCCAGCGCGGCAAAGGTCCGATGAATTGCGAGATCGAACCAAACGCGCGCGGCGTCATTTTCGCAGGTGCCGACGGCCACAACGCCGCCAAAACTGATTTCAAAGAGTTGACCGGGGATAATGGTGTCGGGCCATGTGCCGCCGCCTTCGCGGATCGCGGCCTTTAGGGCCACAACCTTGAGTTCGGGCGTGGCATTGCCCCATTCGTCCACAAGGTTACGCGCGGCGTCGGTTAGCGGGGTCATTTCCCGCCCTCCGCTGCGCTCAGGTCAAATGCGGGGTTGTTCTGGTCGGTCATCGTTCATGCCCTTTCCGGTTTCCGTCGCTGGCCCCTGTCGCCAAGGGCCAGAAAGAGAGGTCAGCCGAGCTTGGCGCGGACCATGCAGTCCTTGGCTTCAAGCAATTTGCGCAGCCCTGCGGACTTTTCCGGGTCATCGGGCAGGGTGTCGTTCATCTGCTGTGCCAATTCGCCAAAGGGGCGGCTGATGGCTTGCAGGTGGTCGGGCAGATGCGCATAGGCAAAGTGCTTCATGATCGGGTTGGACATGGGGTTCCTTTCTATCGTGGGGTTGCGATTTTGCCGGTCCATGCGTCGAATTCGGTGCGCAGGATCTGGAGCTTTTGTTGGGCCGCTTCGCTGGTGGTCAGCTGCTTGCGGCTGTCGATCTGGCAGCAGTCGCGCAGGTATTGTGCGGCGGCTGTGGTGCTGAACTGTTCGCCGTGCATGCCGCAGCGGGTGGCTGCGAACCGCTGAAATCGCGGGTCATTGCACAGGATGCCAGCCTGTTGGGCCGGGTTCATGTCGTCAAAGCGTTGCCGTGTGTGTTCGTTCACAGTGTCACCTGCACAATCGCCCACCACGCCAGTGCGCCAAGAAGCGCGCCGGGCAAGATCCACCATCCGGGCGTCATTGGGGCACCTGCGATTTTCGGCTGGGGCATTCCGGGCGCACAGTGCCGCCGGGGCATCCGCACTGTGGCCACAGGGGGCAGTGAAAGGTCGGGGTTTCGTCCGTCGCCAGATCGGGCGCGCGCCGCCAATTATCGTGAGTGATGGCAGATGCGGCGCGCGCCCCGGATGGGGCGTTCCCCTGACGCCCGCGACGGAACAGGGAAAGAGGGCCGGGCGCGTCGAGCAGGGCGCGCCCGGCCCAGTGACCGGCAAACAGGCGGTTGCCGGTTGTGGTGATGTCGTGGTGCGCAGCCATTAGCGCACGCCTTGACCGACCGCCGCGCGGACGTTGGCAATTTCTTCGCCGTGGTTTCGCGGGTTCGGGAAGGGTGGTTGGGCGTTAGCCAGTGGCGCGATGGCCTTGGCGGCTTTGGTCCAGTTGCGGATCGTCTCTTCTTCGGATGCGCCATAGGCGTTCACGCCATGCAGGGCGATTTCGAACATGTGGCTGGACTGTGCGGCATCGACGGGCGGCACGTAGCTGCCACCGCATTCCATGACCTCGTTCATGAACGCATCTTTCTGACCTGCGATGTCGAGGCATTCGAGATTCAGCAGAAATGCGGTCAGGCGGTCATTCAGTAGGTGGGTGGTCATAGCAGCGTCTCCTGCATGGCATCGCCGGGGCGCGCCGTGGCCACGGTTTCAAGCACGTGGAACTGGGCGTCGTTTTCCTTGGCGAGTTTCTGGGCTGCGGCCAGAGCTTCATCGAAGGATGAATAGCGGGCGCGCGGTTCGGTCTTGGATTGCGGGCCGGTCGGTTTGCGGCACACCATCCAGAAGCGGGCGAATTGGGGCAGATCGGCCATTACGCTGCCTCCGAAAAGTCGATCCAGTCGGTGGCAAAGCCATCCCGGCGCGCGTCTTTCATGATTTCGCGGGCGCGCCGCAGACTGCTGGATTCGATCAAGGCCAGATTTGCCAACTGATTATCGAAGGCGGAAACCACCCAGCGTTCTTCGCTGTCGATCCAATCGCCGCCATTGTCGCGGTCGGTGATCATGACATAGCCGAATGTCGTTTTCAGGCTGGCCACATATCCGGCGGTGTCATTCAAGGGCTTGCGTTTGGACATCACGCAACCCGCCGATCTGCTAGAACTGGCTTGGCCTTTAGGCGGTGTTGGCAGATTGTCTGCCCGCGTTCATTTTTCAGGACGGCCCACGCCAGCAGGCGCAAGCCGGGCCGGTGGTGTGGCTTGGGGTTACAGACCACTGACAGGGCGTCTGCCTGTCGTTGGGGTGTGTTGGGGGTATGAAAACGCATGTTGGCCTCCGACTAGGTGAGGCCGAAACTAGATTGGACAACTATCCAATGTCAACTGAAAATTGGATAGTTGTCCAATACAGGGAGGAAAGGGCTTATAAGTCGAGCTTCACGCCAAACGCGCCTTGGTCGCCGTTGGTATGCCGCCATCCGCCTACGATCACAGCATCTACCGTAACAACTTGACCACTCATTGACTTAGACATTCGGCGCGCTGACTGCCTGTCGATGTATCCAACCTGCAATTTGTTTATGTAGACCGCGATGGCATTGGAATCGTAGGGGTTCTCAGGTTCTGGCAAGAGATAGGCGACGCAGTATCGTTCGTGCCCGTTGGTTGCCTTGCCGCCACATATTTCGCTAAGAGCATCTTGGTAGTGCGACTCGCCAACAATATCGAACTCGAAATCCCCGTCGCCCTCTATCTGGATGTATAGGTCGGGTTCATGACCTATTTCTGGTATGCCGTTTGCCACGGTATTTTCCCTTTCCTATCTTGTTTGTTCTGGTAATGTTCTACTTATGGTAGATTCTCGCAAAGGCTTCAGCAGCAGCGCATTGATTAGTCGCCTTTCAGATCGGCAGGCGGTTTTGTTGTCCCTGCACCTTGCGGCGTTGCCTGATCGGCATCAGTGCGTTGAGAGAGAATTGCAGTTAAAGACGCTTCCAGTATCGCTTGCTCTTGCGGTGTCAGCCGGGCGATCTGTTCCGCAAGCTGGTCGCGGACCTGCGCAGGGGAAAGCCCCATAAACTCTTCTACAGACTTGCCGTAAGCGTGCGCAACTCTCACAGCTATTTCGATGCCGGGAACGCGGGTTTTCCCGCTTAAGACCTTGTAGAGGGCGTCTTTGCCTACCTGAGCGCGCTGCGCAAGCTTGGTAACATCTTCTGAACGCTCATCTAGGTGGCGTTGCAGGGCGTCTCGGAATCTTGGAAAGTCTTTATTGTCCATGCTTATAGCTTACTTGGCTAATAGTCCAAACTGAAATGGACTGTTGTCCATTGACATCATTGGCCGATTGTCCAATAAATGAGGGCATGACCCATGAAACGATCCTTGAAGAACTTGAAGACTACTGCCGCGCGACGGGCCTGAAGCCGTCGACGGTCTGTGTTCGGGCGCTGAATGACAGCCGCTATGTGGCGCGACATCAGCGCCGCTTGGATGCGCTGAACCGGGACGCCAACAAAATCCGCCAATACATGGCCGAAAACCCTGCGCCTGCGGGAACAGATCATGTGGCGGCGGAATGATGTTTGCTGTCTCATATCCCGCTTGTCGCGCCCAATGCGTGATTGGCAAAGGAAACGATGTTGAAGCCCGTTGTAGTGCAATGAAAGGCGGCGCGGCTAAGGTGGCGGCATTTTCAAAGTGTGAGACACATAATGATAGATTACCGGAAGATACTGCAGGCCAATATGCGGTCTCTCGTCAAATCGTTTGGCTGCTACGACGCCGTGGCGGAAACCTTCAACGCCCGTTGGGGTGGTGGGCACAGCAAGGGCACGGTCAGCAAGAAGATGTCCGGGCAGTTGGATTGGACGGTTGCCGAGGTTATTGCGCTGGAAGATGCGGCGGAAAAATACCCTGTGACCCGGATGTTGGCGCGGCGTTTGGAGAGTCGGACATCTCAGCACGGCGAAAGTCTCCTGCATCACGGGTCGTGCATCGCAAAGGAAAGCGGCGAGGCAATTGCCGCGATCTTGGCTGCAGAACAATCCAGCGGTGCAGACGAAATGGCGCAGGCGATCAAGGAAATTTCGGACGCGGTGCGCGCGTTGACCGAGGCACACAACCTGATCGAAACCGCTATGGCGTCGTCTGGCGGCTGACTGAACATCCGGGCAGGGGGGCGGTTCTCCCCATAGGACACCATACCGTGGGGGGCGTGGTGGCCCGTTTGATGTGCCCCCCTTCCTTCCTGTTGGACTTGGGCGCGTGGCTTTGGTCGCGCGCCCGGCCTTTTTCGATGAGGCGGCGGAACTGGGCTGCGGTGAAGCGGTCGCGGGTCTGTTCTGGGATTCCGAGGGCGGAGCGTATGAAGGGGGTGCCGTGTGATGTCCGATGACATGGATCGCAATCAGGTCGAGGAACAGGACATCGACCCACGCGCCTGCCGGGCGCTGTGGTGCGCGGTGGTTGAAGAGCAGTTTCGCTTGGCGGTGTCGCCCAAGGTGTCTGATCGGCCTGCGGAGGTATCCGCCGCGCGGCGATGGTTTGGGACGCGTGATTTTTTCATGGCTTGCGCTTTGGCTGGTGTCGATGGGGCGTGGGTCTTGTGGGGTGTCCGCCATCATCTGGCTATGCAGGGGGTGGCGTGATGGGTAAGCGGATCTATCAGAATATCGAAATTCGCGGGGTGGTTTACCCTGATGCGGATGCGGCGGCGGCGGCACTTGGCGTCACGGCAGGGAAGGTGCGTGGGGCGGCGCGCAAGGGGCGGTTGGATGGTTTGGGAACCCGCGCGCGTCAGCGTCCGGTCACCATTCGTGGTGTGACCTATCCGAATTTCAGCGCCGCAGGAAAGGCGCTTGGCGTCCATCCGAACACGGTGCGCGCGGCGTATCGCAAGGGCACGTTGCATCGTGTCGGCACCGGGCGTGTCGGGCCTGAGCCGATGCGGGTGCGCATTGCGGGTAAGGTTTTCGAGGATGTGAACGCGGCAGCGGCGCACTTTGGGGTGCAGCCCGGCACGATTTATTCCGCGATCTGTGATGGCGATCCTGACCGGGTTGCCCGGCCTGCGGTCTATAATCCGTGGAAGTCAAAGCCCTTTACCATCGGCGGGCTGACCTTTCCGTCGATGCGGGCGGCCAGCCGTGCCTTGGGCTTCAAGGATGAAGAATACATCGCCACAGCGGTGAAGCGTGGATCGCGCCGTGGGCGTGAACGCATTCTGGCGGCGGCGATGGTCTATGTTGCGCAGGGAAAGCATGTCGGGGGTGCGGCATGAGTGGCATTCGGCGCGACATCACCATCGGCAACTGCCGCCTGATCTTGGGTGACATGCGCGATGTGCTGCCTGCGCTGCAGTCGCGCGCCAAGCTGTGTCTGTCTGACCCGCCCTATCGCATCACGTCTGGCGGCAACAGCACGGGCGAAATGGGCGGCTGTTTCGCCAAGGACGCCTATGACAATTCGGGCGAGTTGTTCGATATGGTCGAATGGGTGGATATGGCCCCGCTGATCTATGATGCGTTGGCCGATGATGCGGATGCCATCATCATGGCGTCAGATCGGGAAGAGGGTGCCGCACGCGCCGCGTTCGGTGCCATTGGCTTTGGTTTCCACCGACTGCTGGTTTGGGACAAGATCACGGCCACGCCAAACCGCTGGTATATGCCGAACTGCGAATTCGGGTTGTATCTCTACAAGGGCCGCGCCCGTCGCATCACCGATTGTTCGTCGAAGGCGCTGATCCGCTGTCCGCAGCAGGATGTGTCGCACCTGTATTTGGGTTCCGAAGTTCCGCCAGATCAGCGCCGCCCACATGCGACGGAAAAGCCGGTCGCCTTGATGGCGCATTGGATGGGCAATTCGACCGATCCGGGTGATCTGGTCATTGATCCTTTCATGGGGTCCGGGTCCACCATCGTGGCCGCAGCCCGCACGGGTCGCGCCGCCATCGGGATTGAGAAAGACCCACAGTGGTTCGATGTGGCCTGCGCTCGTGTCGCAGAGGCCATAGAGCGCAGCCAGATGGAAATGCCCGTCAACGCGCCTGTGAGCGCCCAGCAAGAGGTGTTGGCGCTATGACCCTGCTGTTACCCGCAACCGCAAATGCCGTGACGCGGCATGTTGAGCCGGAAGATTTTCGGACCTTTGCGCATCGAGAATTGGCAGTGTCCAGCCCGTGGCGGGGCGGGGTCTGCTTTAACCCATCCTGTGGGGCGGCGTTTGAACCGCGCCGCAATTGGCAGATTTACTGCTGCACCGCCTGTGAGCGCGCGGGCGCGGCAGAGATGCGCAAGTGGGGCCACCGTATGGCCCTGTCGGCGCTGGTCTGGCGCATGGGTAAATATGAACAACATGACGCGGGTATCCGCGATCTGACCCGCGCAGCACGGCGGCATGTGACGCATGTGCAATCCATGTGGTTGGGAGATCGGCGGGTTCGTGCAGTAGCGAGGGGTGAATCATGAATTGTCCAGAACACTTGGTCTTGGACCGTAAGTGGCTGAAGGTTTGGCACATCCAGCATGCGGATGTTCCCCGCAGATACATCGCTTGGCGGGAAGTTTTGAATCCTCTTCGCTATGAAATCTGCGTGGGTGCCGGGCCGGGGCGCTATTGGCATTTGAACAATGATGCGTGGCTCTGGACAGCGGCGCGAACTCTTGTTTTCCGGGTGAAGGTTGGTTGTTGGCTTCGCGGACATGATTGGGTTCAAAGCCGATTTTCAGACGGTAGTCGCTGCGCCCGTTGCTTCAAGAAAAGGGGGCGGTGATGGGGCAGTCATCAGCCGTTCACTTGGTCGATGCAGATGACATCGACATCTATCCGATTTCATCCAGTGAGCGCTTGGACTCGCATTTCTTTGTGCCATGGAACCTGAAGCGTTGGCGTGGCAGTGAGTTTCGCCGCTTTGGCTATGCCGACCCGGAAGTCGGTTGGTTTGGGCGTGAACTGTTCGAACTGTCACAGGATGAAACGCCGGTCGGAACACTGCCCGCTGATGATGAAGCATTGGCCTTCCTCTTGCGGATGTCTGTGGCCAGATGGCGTGAGCTTCGAAATCGGGATGTGTCCCCGCTGCATGGTTGGCATCTGGTCCATTGTGACAATCAGCAGAAGCGCTTGGCGCATCCTGTGGTCACTGAGGTCGCGCTAGAGGCGTTGCGGGGTAAGAAGAAAAATGAAGCCAAGAACGCCGATGAACGCATGCGCAAGCGGCTGGGCACCATCGTCAGTCACCTGAAGGCCATTCCCGGCGCTGAACGCATCGCGGCCATGGAAGAGCGGGTGGATGCTATCAGCGATTGGATCGCGGAAAAATATCCGGGTGGCAATGCCACGCTGAAGCGCGTGAAAGAGGCGTTGAATGACCTTTCGTCGCGCCATTGATTTCTTCCCCAAACCTTCCGCCGGAAGAAACAGGAATTTCCTGAAACGGTTTTTGGAAGTTTTTATTTTTTCCGAAAACCGAGCCGCTGAAAGGAAACGAGAAGAAATCAAAAGAAAAAGAAAGTTCCGGGGCGCGTCAATTTTGGACGGCTGTGCCTGTGGATAAGTCAGATTGCTTAGATGCAGAGAGGGGTTTGGAAGATGGCAAAGACCGAACAAGAGATCGGACAGGAGCGGGTGCTGGACATTCTTATCCGTCCGTTGGAACGGCTGGGGTTGGCGCGACCCAAGGGCACGCCGGTCGCCGCGTTTGAGGATATGAAGCGCGAGTTGTGCGCGCGCCTGTGGCGGTTGCATGAGGGCGCGTTGCAGGAGTTGTGCGAATGGGTGATCGAACATCCAGAGGCCAAGGCAAACCGGTTCCCGCCCGCTGCTGCGATACTGGCAGAGGCCAAACCCATGTTGCCACCGGCGTGGCCACCCAGTGACCGGATGGTGAAAATCTTCCGCCATGCCATTGGTGCAGCCGCGCTGCGCGATGGGTGGGCACCCGAACTGTTTCGGCGCTTCGTTGGGCGTAATGATTTCCCGAACGACTTTTCGGCTGGTATGGCGTTGAAAGCAGCCGGGCCACAGCTCGAAAAAATGAAGGGGTTGGATGCCAAGGTCGCGGCGGGCCATGCCTTGACGCCCGAAGAGGCGCGGTGGCGCGATGGCCGGTTGAACCTCATCGCGCACTGCGAACGTATCCGCGACTATGTGCCGGGGGCTGTAGCATGAACCGGGACAGGATAGCGACGGCGGTCACGCGTATCGAGCGGGCAACCAGTATTGATGAGCAGGTGCGGATGGCAGAAGTCCGGGCCATGGGGTTTGTTCCGCCGGAGGTCGGGCCGGACATCCCGATGGCCCCTGCGCGTGGCCCTGTGCGGATGCTGGACATGGTGGCGTCCTATCCCAAGGGCGACGATGATTTCGAGGTAAAGGCTGCGGGGTTCATGGGGCGCAAGACGCTGCAGCGCGCCGATAGCTTTGACGTGATGGCGGCAAAGGCGGCGCGGCACAAGAAGGATGCCCCCTTTAGTCCGGCGCAGGTTGCCATGGGCCGGTTCTATCGGGATCTGGTCGAAAAGCACGCCAGTGCGGGGGTGAAGTGTTCGTCGCTGGAAAGCCTGTCACAGCGTAGCGCGGGCAATGGCAGCGACTTCATGGATGCGGTGTTGCGTGATCGTGAGCGCATCACGGTGCTGCGCAAGCGCATCGGCAGTGGGTCGGCATTGGTCGTGCGGCGCATCCGCCCATCGGATCGCGGGTCGCGCGTCACCATCATGGATCGGCGGCTTGTCGATATCGTCTGTCTGGAAGATGGCACCATCACCGATGTTCTGCGCAAGCATGGTTGGGCGGTGAATGCCGATCTGGTCAAGGTGTTAAGCCGCGCATTGGCCGACGTCTTGGATCGCATGATGGGGCCGGTGCGCCGTGGTGGCGCGTCGGTCGCACACTTTGGAACGGGGTGCCTGCCGATCTGGGATTGAAAAAAAAGTTGACGGTTAATCCATCAGCCCCTTATGAAATATGCATCATCTACAAAAGCGCCCACGGGAAACCGGCGGGCGCTTTTGCATTGGTGACTTCCGAACATCGAAGGGGACGCGGTGCCGAAGAAACCCTGCGCACATCCGGGCTGTTCCCGGCTGGTCGATCTTGGGTCGGCATACTGTGAGGCCCATGCGGTGGCGGACAAACGGGACCGGGACCGGACTGCGGATGCAAAGCGGGCCGATAAGCCCAGCCGCAAATGGTACAAGCGCAAAGCTTGGAGCGGCAAGGGTGGACGGCGTGAACAGCAGTTGGCGAATGAACCGCTGTGCAGGCTCTGCCCGGATCATTCAAAGCAGCGGGCGACAGTTGCCGACCACGTGGTTCCACATCGGGAAGACTACGCCCTGTTCTGGTTTGGGGAGCTTCAGTCGCTGTGCAAGCCCTGCCACGACATCAAGAAACAGCGGGTCGCCCGGCGCGCAGGTAGGGGGGGGGTGAAAAGTCCAACGCCTGAGGGCAGGGGACCGGCGGCGGCAATCAGATTTTTGCGCGTGAAAGTTTAAGGGGGGGGTCTCATGACCGCACCAGAATCAGGCATGGAACGGCTGGTCACCCTTCTGGGTGGATGGCCTGAACACTTTGAGGCTGAAGCGCAAAAGCACGGCGAAAGCCTGTTGGCTGTTCTGCGTCGTGATCGGGTTCTGGATGAAGCGGTCTTTGGCATTGTGGTTCGCTACGCGGCGCACCGCGCGGCCTATGATCGGCTGTCCGCTGAAATCGCCGCCGAAGAATTCGAAGCCACGGCAAACAACTATCTTTCGGGGAGAGAGCAAAGCCGGGCTTTTCATGAAAACAAGCTGCTGACGCTGGAACGCGAACTGCTGGCCACACCGTATGCACGGGCCAAGAATGGCATGTCGGTCCAGACATCCTTCATGGATCTGCTGGATGAACAGCCGCCGGAAGGTGGTGGCGGGGCCAAGGTGATGCCGTTCAAGCCGATGGCAAAGAAGGGTCGCGCCTGATTCATGCTGGACGCATCTTTCGAAACGCCAATTACGCTGCGGGCGCTGGATTGGGTTGATGGCATTCTGGCGAACAAGCTGCCCAGCTGTAAGCGGATCAAGCAAGCCTGCAAGCGGTTCAGGGCCGATCTGAAGCGGGCAGGCACTGACCAGTTTCCTTATGTCTTCGACATGGAAGCGTCAGAACATATGTGCGCCTTCATGGAAGCCTTGCCCCATATCGAAGGGGCTTGGGCAGCGCGCAATGAAAACATCACCCTTCTGGGGTGGCAAGCGTTCCTGATCAGCCAGATCGGTGGCTGGCGTCACATGGTCACCGGCATTCGCCGGTTCCGCACCGCCTATGTCGAGGTTCCGCGCAAGAACGGAAAATCGACGCTTCTGGCTGGTGTCGGTCTTTACTTTTTGGGGCCTGACGGTGAGCCGGGCGCGAAGGTCTATTCGGCTGCGGCGTCGACCCATCAGGCCCGCATCGTATTTGATGCAGCGCGCGTGATGGCGATGACCGGTCGGGTGGACGGCATGGGGCTGGATGAACTGCTTGGCCTGCATGTCGAGGAACACAAGATCAAGACGGCTGACCCGGCGGCAGTTTTCCAGCCGATTGCCAGTCAGACAAAGTCGAAGGACGGTAAAAATCCGCACTGTGCAATTGTCGATGAATTGCATGAACACGAAAAGCGCGACGTATGGGATTCTATGGCCAGTGCCTTGGGCGCGCGCGAGCAGCCTTTGCTGATTGCGATCACCACGGCGGGCTACAACACTGCGGGTATCTGCTATGAGCAGCGGAAGTATCTGCAGCGCATTTTGGATGGCACGTTCGAGGATGACAGCTATTTCGGGCTGATCTTTGAAGCGGATGAAGGCGATGATCCGGGCGATCCGGTTGCATGGGAAAAGGCCAATCCGTCGCTGCATGCAGCCAAGTCGCTGCAATACATGCAGGACGAATGGAAGAAAGCAGCGGCCAGCCCGGCGGCAATGGGTGAGTTCCTGCGCAAACACTTGGACATCTGGACCAGTGTCGGGGCATCAGCCATCGACATGGAAGGCTGGCGCGCGGGCGAAGATACGTCGCTGAAGATCGAAGATTTTGCCGGGCGTCGGTGTTTTATCGGGGTCGATCTTGCGACACGTCATGACCCGTCAAGTGTCGTGGTTGTGTTCCCGGATGAACGCGATCCGGCCAAAGGTCCGATGACGGCATTCAGTTGGCACTGCCTGCCGCAGAAGGTCGTTGATGCGCCGGGCAATGAACATCTTTGGGGATGGGCCAATAAGGGCCTGATTACGACAACGCCTGGCGCTGAACTGGATCTGCGATTGGTCGAAGCGTTGGTCATGCAGCTGTGTGGCCATGGCGCTGACCATGATCCGCGAAATGAATGGGGCTGGGGTGATCTGCCAGCCTTGGATGTGGAAATGGTCATCTATGATGCGCAATTCGCGCAGCAGATGGCCGCGACTTGGGATGCGGCGGGCATTCAGGCCGTGGAGCTGCGCAAGCGGGCTGCAAATACGAATGAGCCATTTAACAAGCTGATCGCCGCCGTTGATGATCATCGGTTGCTGCACGATGGCAACGCGGTTCTGACATGGATGGCAGGCAATACGCTGCTGAAGCAGGTGCCGGGCGGGGACTACATTTTCCCGACCAAACTGGCACCCGAAGACAAGATCGACGGGATCGATGCGCTGATCAACGGCTTGTGGCCGTTGTGTCAGGTTGTCGAGGAAGACGAAAGCAAAGGCGTCGTGACGCGGGGATTTGTGGATGTTTGAGCGGATATTCGGATCACGGGCCAAGGTCGCGGAAGCGGCGCGCGTCGAGCCGGTCGTTTCTGTGCCTGCGGTGCAGGACAGCAGGCCGGTCAATCTGCAGTCATCGGCCAGTGTCGAGGAATGGCACGAGTTCTTCGGCTTTCTTGGTCATGACGTGGTGACGCGGGAATCGGCCATGAAGCTGACTGCGGTCTTTGGTTGCGTCTCCTTGCTGGCTGGAACCATTGGCACATTGCCGGTTCGGGTCACGCGAAAGAGCAAGGAAAAGGGCACCGAAGTGCTGGCCGATCATTCGGCCCATTATCTGGTCCATCTAGATCCGCATCCGCTGTTTTCGGCTGAAGTGTTCTTTGAGGGTTTGTTCGCCTTGGCGTTTCTTGAGGGAAATGCATATGCCGAGATTGAGCGAAACGCGCGTGGAGAGGCGACGGGACTTCGCCCGCTGCTTGATGCCACGGTCAAGCCGTTCAAGTACAATGGCCGCGCGGCTTATCGGATAACCGAAGGTGGTCAGACCTATGGTCGCGATCAGGATGACATTCTGCATTTTCGTGCATCGGCCACGTTGTCGGGGTTAGAGGCGCTGTCGCCGCTAAAGTGTTTCGGGCGGTCCATCGGTATCGGTTTGGAAGCCGATGAGTATGCCAGCAAGTTCTACAAGCAGGGCATCAATCCGCCCGGTTACATCAGTTATGACGGCAAGGTCAGTGAACAGGTGGCCGATGAAGTCAGAAACTATTGGCAGCGCAAATTCGGCGGTATCCAAAATGCCCATATCCCGGCGGTCTTGGCAGAGGGCGGCAAGTTCACATCGCTGATGACAGACCCGGAAACCGCGCAGCTTTTCCAGTCGCGGTCGTTTCAGGTGTTGGATGTGGCGCGGGCCTATGGGGTGCCGCCGCATCTGATCGGTGAAACGGAAAAGTCGACCAGCTGGGGGACGGGGATCAACGCCCAGACCACGCAATTCTACATTCTCGGCTTGCGCAAGCATATCAAGCGGTTCGAGGCGGAATTGAGCCGCAAGCTTTTGACGCGGGAAGAGCGCGTTCAAGGCGTGTCGATCAAGTTCAACATGGACACACTTTTGCGGGCCGATATCACGGCGCGCTATGAAATGTACAAGATTGCGTTGGGCGGCACACAGCATCCCGGTTTTGTCACAGTGAACGATATCAAGGAATTGGAAGGGCTTCCGAAGTCTGACGATCCAGAGGCGGACAAGCTGTTCCGGCCCGTCGCCAAGGGCGCAAAGGATACCACCGATCCGTCGGATGACGACGGCGCGCAACCGCCCGCGCCATATTTCCAGACAACGCGAGAGGAAGGCAAATGAAGTTCAAAGAGATTCTGGCCCGCGCGTTGCGCCCGAAGGATGGCAAGCCTGCTGCCCTTCAGGTGCGCGCCATGGAAGGCGAAGGTGAAGTCGAAGTGCTGGTTTATGACCAAATCGGCTATTGGGGCATCACTGCCGAAGAGTTTGTCCGCGAGGTCAAGCAGATCGACGCGGAAACCATTCATCTGCGCATCGACAGCCCCGGCGGCGATGTATTTATGGCCCGCGCTATGAAGACGGCGCTGGAACAGCATTCGGCGCGGGTGATTGTTCATGTCGATGGGCTGGCCGCGTCGGCGGCGTCCTATCTGATGCTGGCCGGTGACGAAATCGAGATCGCAAAGGGCGCATTCGTGATGATCCACAATGCGTGGATGATCACGCTTGGCGACACCCGCGATCACGCCCAATCGGCGGGCATGTTGGAAAAAATCGACGGAACGATCCGCGCTGACTATGCGTCGAAATCCGGCAAGGGTGCCGATGAATTCCGTCAGTTGATGGATGATGAAACGTGGTTGGAGGCCGAAGAGGCGCTGGCGATGGGGCTGGTCGACCGTGTCTATGAGAAAAACGGCGGTGCGGAAAACCGCTTTGATCTGGCCATTTTCGAGAACACCCCGGACGCGCTGAAAAAGCGCTTTCACATGAAAGCGAAGGCGAACCCGGAAGAGACTGCGGCGGCGCATCGCGCTGCCCAGATGCGCAAGCTGGAATACTTCGAGCGGGTTGCGCCCTAATTGCGGTGCGTCCGCATAGACTGAAACCGACCCGGCTTGGCCGGGTTTTTTTTATGGAGGATTGGGGATGCCCAAGACTATCAAGCAGCTGCGTGAGCAGCGTGACGCGCTGGCGAAAGAGGCGCGCAACATTCTGGACAAGAACACCGACGAATACGATGCGGATCGCGTCGATGAAATCTATGCCGAAATCGACAAGATCGACGGCAAGATCAAACGCGAACAGCAGCAGCTGGATTTGGAAGCCCGTCTGCAGTCGGATGCCGATGATCCGGACACCCCTGCGGCGCAGAACGGCGGTCGCCAGCGTCAGGAGCGCCCCGGCGATGAAGTGCGTTCGCTGGTGTTCGATGCCTATGTCCGCGGCGGCGAAGCTGCGGTCAATCGTCTGCCGGAAAACGTGCTGACCGAATACAGCCGTCAGGTGCAAAACGCGCAGTCGACCGGCGTTGATAGCGAAGGCGGCTATCTGGTGCCGACTACCTTCAGTGGTGTGCTTCTGGAAGCGATGGCCGACTATGGCGGTGTGCGCGCTGTTGCGCAGGTCCAGTCGACGCAAAGCGGTGAAACCATCCAGTGGCCGACCGTCGATGAAACCGCGGTGACCGGCGAATGGCTTGCCGAAAACGCTTCGGCCACCGAAGGTGACGTCACCTTCGGCACCACGTCTATCGGCGCACATCTGGCCAGTTCTAAGGTCGTGGCCATTCCGTTTGCCTTGCTGCAGGATGCTGGCATCGGCAACATGGAAGGCATGCTGAACGGTCTGCTGGCTTCGCGTCTGGCACGTCTGACGAATGCGGCCTACACCGTGGGCGACGGGTCCGGCAAGCCCACTGGCATCGTGAATGGTGCTGGTCTGGGCCACACCACCGCCGCAGGTCTGGTTGACAGCTTCACCAGCGATGACTTTATCGAACTGGAACATTCCGTCGACCCGGTCTATCGCCGCGATGCCAGCTGGATGATGCACGACACCGCGCTGAAAGTGGCCAAGAAGATGAAGGATGGCGAGGGCCGTCCGATCTGGATGCCGGGTGTCAGCGGTCAGGCACCTGCGGAAATCTTGGGTTACGGCTACACGCCCAATCAGGACATGGCTGTTCCGGCGGCTGGCGCAGACTCGGTTCTGTTCGGTGATATGTCGAAATACCTGATCCGCGACGTGATGGACATCACGCTGTTCCGGTTCACGGACTCGGCCTACACCAAGAAGGGTCAGGTCGGCTTCCTTGCGATGCTGCGCACCGATGGAAAGACCATCGCCGCCAACAGCGCGGCCATCAAGAAGATGCGCCACGCTGCAGCCTGATCGGCGCAAACCTGAAACATCGCCGCCCGCGTGATCGGGCGGCGATCATCATTTGACAGAAAGGGCGCTGATCATGGCGGCAAAGAAAAAAGCGGCATCCGCAGCGGATGCGGGCAAGATGATCGTGGCTTTTGCGCTGCGCGATCATGTCGAGGGCGACGGCGATGACGCGGTGACATTCACCGCAGGCCAGCGTCTGGAACTGGAAAAAAAAGAATTCGACGGGCTGGCCAAGGCCGGGATCTGTGCGGAAGGCGTGTTCGCCAAAATGAAGACGGCGGTCGAGGGTGGGCGCTATAGCCTGAAGCCCCATGACACGACATGGCTTGCGCCGCACGTCTATGAGGCGTGGAAGGCGGCGGGCTATTGTGAGCCGACCGAAGATGACCCGCAGGTCGGTGCTGTGTTGAAGGCCCGTGAAAACGCCTTGCGCGAAGCTGTGACCGAACGTGATGCCGCGCGCCTGTCGTTGGTAGAATCGCAGATGCAGTGCGATGCACTGTTGCTTGAAGTGGCCGCAGCAAAGGCGCAGGCTGAAAAGCTGCGCGACCTTATTCAGCCTGACCCGGAAAGCGGCGATGTCCTTGCTGACGAAGCTGTCGCGCTTCTGGGTGAGGTCATGGCGCTGATCGACATGTTCCCGGAACAGACTGATGCTGACGGCGGAGGTTCGGAAGAGCCGCAGCTGAAGCTGAACTGAGGCCCAAGCCATGTGGTTGGAGCGGATTTCAGGTGGCGGTGTCGATCTGATCGACCTTGCTGCCGCCAAGGCGCATCTGCGCATTCTGAGCGATGAAACCGACGCGGAAGTTCAGGCGGCGATTTCGGCGGCGTCCATTCATCTGGATGTCGATGCGGATGGCTTTGGCGGCTTGGGTTTTCCGCTGGTCGCGCAGCAATGGTCATCGAAGGCCGCAGGCTTTGTGCCATCGGTGCTGCGTCTGCCGTTCGCGCGGGTCACTGCCGTGACAGAAATCCGCTACACCGCGCCGGATGGAGCGCCCGGTGTTGTGCCTGCCACCGACTATTTGTTGACCCGGCGTGGGCGTGACGCGGTCGTGACGCTGTTGCCGGGCAAGGCGTGGCCAAGCCTGATCGACAGGCCGGATGCGGTCGACCTGCGCTTCACGGCGGGGTTTGCCGATGTCGCATCGGTGCCGGATGACATTGTCGAGGCGGCAAAGCAGATGGTCGGCTTTTACTTTCACAACCGGGGCGCGGATGCGACCGATGGTGTCAGCGAAGAGGTTGCCCGCTGTGTTGACCGTCTGACGATGCGCTACCGGAGGTTCGCGGCATGAAGCGTGGAATACGCGTCACCGATCTGGACCGCGTTGTCAGCTTTCAGCGCCGTGGCGAGGTCGATGACGGGCACGGCAACAAGGTCGCTGGCGACTTTGCCGAAGTGTTCCGGGAATGGGCGCGGGTGAAGCCCATGAAGGGCGGTGAAGGTGTCGTGGAAGCGCGCCTGTCAGATCGGCAACCGGCTATTCTGACCGTTCGCGCGACAGCGGCGGCAGAGGCGGTGAATGCCGATTGGATTGCCGTCACTGGTGGCGTGGTCTGGAACGTCAAGGAACCGCCGCGCCTGACGGATGACCGGCAGTTTTTGGAGATGCTTGTCGAGAGTGGGCGGGTGAATGGTTGATGGTGTGGCGGAATTCCGTCGCTTCATGTATCGGACCGTGCCTGACGCGGTGCGGACCGCTGCGCGCGATGCGCTGGAAAAAGGGGCGCAGGAACTGGTCGACATGATCCGTTCGCTTGCGCCGGTCCAAGATGGTTTTTTGCTGGCCAGCATTGGCTGGACATGGGGTGAGCCGCCAAAAGGATCGATCGCGCTGGATGACATTGCGCCTGCAGAAGACCCGTCCATGCGGATTGTGGTCTATGCGGGCAGCGAACTGGCCTTCTATGCGCGGTGGGTCGAATTTGGCACATCCAAAGCCCCGGCGCATCCGTTCTTCTGGCCCGCCTATCGGGCAATGCGGTCGCGTATCAAGTCGCGGATCACCCGCGAGATCAACAAGGCAATAAGGTCGCTCTGACATGGCTGAACCGGAAATCGAACTGCAGAAAGCGATCTATGATGCGCTGAAGGCTTCGGCGGGCGTCATGGCGCTGGTGCATGATGTGTATGACGACACCCGTTTGAGTGATGCGCAGAAGGCTACTGGCGCGCCCTATGGCGCGGCGGATGGCTATGTGTCATTTGGCCCGGAATCGACCGTGCCAGATGACTATGACTGCATCGCCTTGGATGAAATCACCGTCCAGTTGGATATCTGGTCGCGCAAGGTGGGGCGGCTGCATTGCAAGCAGATTTGCCGGGCGGTGCGTGATGCATTGAAGGATGTGGAACTGGATCTGCCCACGCATGGGCATCTGACCACGGATCTGGTGCTGCAGCGCATTTTGCCGGACCCGGATGAAGCCGTCACCCATGGCGTCATGCAGTTCACCGCGCACATCGAGGAAAGGGAATGACATGGCCAAAGCCGTCTTTCATCAGGACTTCAACTATTCGAGCCGCAAGCGGAATGTGGGTTGGGGAATCAAGGCATCGGAAGAGCCGCAGACCCTGCCCGAAGAAGTCATTGCGGCGGGTGTGGCGGCGGGCGTCGCCACACGGGTTTCGCCGCGCAAGGCGAAAACGGCCAAACAGGGCCAAGAAGCGGGCGTGAATTGATCGGCTGATCGGCCCAAAACCTGCAACCATCGCCGCCCTTTGAGGCGGCTTTTTTATGAGGTGATGACATGGCGAAAGCTGTGACTGAAAAGTATGAAGAAATGGTCCTTGAAGTGGACTTTGATGACAATGCCACACCGGTCTATACGCGGATCTGTGGGATGAAGGGCGTCACCATCAAGCGCACCGCGAACATCGACACCACCGAAGTGCCCGACTGCGATGACGAAAGCCTGCCCAATGAGGTCGAGCGCGATGTCCGGTCGCTGGAAGTGACCGTGTCGGCCACGGGTGTCTGGGCGCAGCAGTCGGGCGGCAAGCTGCTGGACTGGTTCTATTCCGGCGCGTCCATCCCCGCCCGTCTGGGCAACCTGAAGGCAGCGGTTGGCGAAACGGAATATGAAGTCGGTCGCATGCTGGTTTCGGACATTTCGAATGAACGGTCTGATGGCCGTGGTCGCGTGACCGCATCCATCGAACTTGAATTCGACGGCACCCCGACGCGGACGGCGAAAGCCTGATGCACAACAAGGTGACCATCAACTGGGTTCAGGGCGAACATGATTTCGCTCTGAACATCGGTGAACTGCGGGCGCTGCAGAAGAACTGCGATGCCGGGCCTGAACTGATCCTGACGCGGCTGAAGGTCGGGTCGTGGATGGTCGATGACATCTTTGAGGTTCTGCGCCTTGGTTTGATCGGCGCGGGTATGGATGCCAAAGAGGCCGGGCCGATGGTGCGCCGGGCGTTCGATCAACACCCTGCGTTCGCGCTGAAGCTGCCTGCCTATCAGGTTCTGGCCGCTGCGCTGATCGGTGAGGCTGATGACCCGGTGGGGGAGGGCGCGGGGGTGAAGCCGGTAGCGGACTCTGGCAGTTCTCCAAACTCTACGGAGCCGGGGCCGTGATGGGCTTCACCCCTTCAGACATCAACAAAATGAGCCTTTGGGAATTCATGGCCTGCCGCGACGGATGGAATGCGGCGCATGGGGCGAAAAAGGATCGCGTCGACGCGGATGACTTCACAGATGAAGACCTGCGCGAATTGGGTATTGAGGGCTTTTGATCATGAGTGACACGCCGGGCCTATCAGTCCCGCTTCAGATACCGCTTTCCAAGTTCGAAAAGCAGCTGGCCAAGGCCGAAGCCGCAGCGGTGAAGCGCGCCCAGAGCATCGAGCGCAAGTTCAATGAGGCAAACGGTCGATCCAGTCAGGCATTGACGAAATCGGCGGCGGCATCGGCGCAGGTATTCGAACGGGCCATCCAGAAGGAAACCAGCGCATTCGAAAAGTTGCGCGGTTCTCTTGACCCTGCAATTGCGGCGCAGCAGCGGTATCGAGCCGTCTTGGATCAGGTTCAAAGCGCGGTTTTGCGAGGGATAACGACCAAGGAGGAGGCGAACCGGGTTATTGCACAGGCGCGAGATTTGATTCTTGGTGAGGCTGCCGCGAAGAAATCCGCTGAAGAGTCAGCGAGAGCAATGGAGGCGGCGCTACAAAAGGAGGCTGCGAGTTATGATGATTTGCAGGCATCGCTGGATCCGGCCTATGCGGCGCAGCGCAGGTTCAAGGAGATTACTGAGCAGACAGAACGGGCGGTGCGCAGCGGAATTACGACGCAAGAGCGCGCGAATGATATGTTGGCGCGCGCAAGGCAGCAGGTCTTGGGGGAGCAGGGGGCAAAGTCCGCGAGGGACTCTGCTGCGATTTTTGAGAAGGAGATTCATAAGGAGGCGCAAGCATTCCAGCAGCTGAAAGCGTCGGTCGATCCGGCCTATGCGGCGCAACGCCGCTATGAGGCCGCGGTTCGGCGGGTGGAAGCCGCGGTGCGCATGGGGGCGGTCAGTCAGAGCGATGCGAATGCGGTTCTGGCGCAAGCCAAGGCTGCGCATTTGGGTGCCGCGTCGGCGGCGACTGCTGCTGCTGCGCAGGCGACAGGGTTCTTCAAGGTGTCGGGCGCTGGTCGTTTCGTGATTCAGAACACATCGAACCAAATCGGTGACATGGCAGTTCAGTTGCAATTGGGCACTGATCCGATGCGGGTGATGGCGCAACAGTTGCCGCAGGTTTTTGGTGGATTTGGTGCCCTTGGCGGTGTTCTCGGAACCGTCGCGCCATTGTTGGGAACCGTCGCGGCAATCGGATTCCCGGTGGCAGCGGTTCTTTTGGCGCAAGGAAAAAATGCCGAAGACAGAGCCGAGAAAATCAAGGATTTCGCGGACGCTTGGGACAAGGCCGAAGCAGCCCTCAA